TTTTTAAACCATATTCTTCTAGTTGCGTATTTATTTCATCATAAGGACCAATAATAAACTTGCCTTCATGCGGCACAGCCACTAATGGTTTGTCTAATCTATGAAAACCATAAAGTTTCTCTGTAGCTGGAACATTGGAGTCTAATACTGTCGATCTGCCACTTATACCAACAAGTATGTCAGCACTCATACATTTGCTTATCCAAAACTCAACACATGCTCTGCCTGCCTCTGCAAAGTGCATATTCTCTTTATAAGAAAAATCAATGCCAAATAAATCTATGCGACCAACTTTATTGTATAAAGCATAAGCAATAGCAAAAGCTACAGTTGTATTCATATAAGCACATTTAGTTTCATTACATACGTCTTCTACTGGGTAACGAACTGCATTTTTAATACGAGGATCTAACTCACAAGTATAGATAGGTACATCCGAAGTGGCCATAAGTTTTTTCATGGCATTGGTTTGTTTGCCAGCATCATTGCTGTCAAAAAATCTACTTGCTGGATCTAATGCAAATATTCTATCTGCTGGATAAACCAAGCCTGCTGAGTTGATACACCAAACTTCGTCCCACTCTCTGCTATTTTCTAAACCAATCGCAAAATCAACTTGTGACACACCCAAGCCTATAATTGCAACTGTTTTACCTTCTAAATGCTCTATGCGACTCATTAGCTCACATTGGAGCGTACTGAGTCATACCGATATTCGTCGCGTGTGCCACGACCTTCTGAGATATTTTTCATTCTAGCTACCGCCTCCTTAAATCGTGCCTCTAGTTGAGTAACGACGTCCGTAGGTTCTTTTAGGAAGATAGCTCCTTCTACCAACGATCCATACAACAAAGCGTCTGGATAATCTGTAGATAAAAAAGTTGTACCGCTGTCACTACCATTGGTAAGAGATACTGGTTTATGTAAATAATGAAGCTCCACTGTGTAATTCGCATCTGGAATAGGTGAAACCTCAAAAGCTGTGTCATCAAACAAAGAATAATATTTTGGAGTTGCTCTTGTCGTTCCAGAAGAATATTCTTTAATGAATGATGGATGTTTGAAATCTAAATAATCGTATGTGTCTGAGCTAATAATAGCCAAACTCATGGGTGAATAAAAATCTGTTGGTGTAGCTAAAAACCTATTGCCAGTGGTTACTGTGCCTTGGACATTTTTACGTTGCTCTGGTAACTGAACAAAAGAAAATATACGATCTTCTGCCTCTTTTATAAAGGTGGGCAGTTGTGTCGTAAAGGTTGATTCAGATACTTCTAAGTAATCTTGTATCGCTGTTTTTAATGTGCCTAATGTAAAACTCATGTTGTTATTGTAACCTCACCTACGCCGACTGTAATAGAAAAAGTATCTAACACAGAACCTAATTTTCCATCACCTACATTGGTGTAAACCAAAAATTTTGCATTGTCGTCACTAGTATCTGGTCTAGGATCTTTAACAGCTTGCGGATCTTGAGTAGATGGCTTCGGCATTAACTGTGGATGTTTAGGATCCCATTGATCCGGACCAACCAATAAACCATCCCAGGTTTTACGCATGTCTTTTAATTTATAGCGAAACCCTGTTATATCACAGATGCCGTAAGAAAATTTACCAGATGCAAAAGCCATTATGCGTTGTTATAACTCCTTAAACTTGGTGAAATTCTAAAAGATGCACGATCTTCGTCTTGTGCTAAAGCTCTTGCAAACTCTTCTTCATACAAGGCTTTTAACATTTGTGTTCTCTCTGGTGCTCTTTTTAATGATAAGTAATATGCAAGACCAGCTGCCAAACAAGGATAAAACCTAAATGGTAGGTCAAGCGTGTTCGCTCCTGCGTCTGCGTCGTCCATTCTTGTTAAGACGTTCATGTGTATTGTGTAGGTGCTTGACTTGTCTGGCGCTGGCCAAACCGAAATAGTCGGTGTTAATTGTTTGTTAATAAAAAATTGGTTGGGTTTGCCTGTGGTAGATTTTGTTGTTATGTGTGCGTACTCAGCTCTACTAAGCCTGGTCATAGGTATATCTGTAGCATCTGATCCAACAGTTTCTCTTATAAATACGTCTAACACATCAATAGGTGCCGTAGCATTAGTGCTGTCTATGTTGTAGGTTTTAGTATCTTTAACCATGTCTACTGTTTTTTCTTTAATAGACCATTGGTTTAAACCTCTGTTTGCCCACTCTGCAAGCATTAAGTTTAGACTTCTTGTAGAGCTTTTAAGATCGTAACCAGTGCGCAACTCTAAGCCACAACGCTCAAAAGCCTCTTCAACGTAATCAGCTACGTCTAGCTCAAAATCTTTACTTCCAGATGTTGCCATAACTATTCCTCATCTATATCTTCTTGTGGAGCGTACAAATTGTCAAATGTAATTGTCGGATCTGTATAGCTCTCGTGCTGCTCTGCTGAGTGAACCCATTGCGAAGGTGCAAAATCTGGAGCACCCTCTCCTGTTCGCCACAGCGCTGGATTTGTTGCCCTTACTCGGTTATTTGGTAATGCAACAAAATTGCCAGTATAAGGACCAGCGTCCGTCAAGTATAGCACATGAGATTGTTTGTGTTGTGCTGGATCATCTGCTATGGAATGTTCAGTGTAATCTACTGTAAACATATATTTACCTAAGTAAAACTCGCCATCAATCTTACAGTACCAAGGACTAGAACTAACACGATCTAAAACTACAACGCTATGATGATGACTCAGACAGTCCCATGGTTGAGCTAAATGATCTGCCATAGGCTGTGGCCAGTCTTGCAACGGCACGTCTGCTACTAGAGCTTGTATTGGCATACGCGCCCACATAGCGCCACCATGAACATTTTGATCTGGATAATCCTCAAAGTCGGTTTCGCAACCAGTAAAAACCACTTGAAACGATAAAGACCTATCTGGAATGGTATTCACGGCAAAAGCTAAAGCATGTAAATACTCACCATGATAGTTTTGATGATTCGCAGTAAATTCTTTTCTAACCCAGCACTTAAACTGCGGTATGTTTGATATTAAATACGCCACTTTATTTAATAAAAAATTTTACCTTTTTCCACCTTTTGCTTTGTACTTGGTGCCTTTCATACCACCACCGCCAGCTCTACTGCTTACTGGTCCTTTTGGCTTAAGTTTGTCTCTCATAAGCGCGACTTTTGCTGCCATACCCAAAGGTCCGCCTGCGAATGTCAAGGCAACTTTACCGGTTCTTTCAAGCGCATCAACAACTGATTTAGGCATTTTACCCATACCTGGATTAGCTTTTATTTCTGATTTTGCTGCTCCGCCCATAGCCATATATTTAGTGCCTTTCATTGCACCGCCTTTGGCCATGTACTTTGACTTTTTCATGCCTCCGCCTTTAGCTTTGTATTTAGTGCCTTTCATTGCACCGCCACCAGCCATATATTTAGATTTTTTCATAATTTAGCTCCTGCCATATAAACCCATATTAGGTTTTGATTTTATCATACCACCTTTTGCAGCGAAAGTTTTGACGTTGGTTGGTTTTCCGCCAACTCCTTGTTTTTTTGCTCGTTTTCTTCTTACCGCTGATTTAATTTGTTTTTTGCTCATTCTTGCCGCTTTTGCAGCTGGCACGCATTTTGGGTATTTTCTTTTGGCATCTGCTTTTTGTTTTGATCTGCCACACTTTTTGAAGCCACCACCTTTTTTTGGTGCTCCAATGTCTACCCAATCTTCTTTAAACCACTTAGTTAAACTCATTTTTTTCTAGCTTTCCTAATTTGTTCTTTACCTTTTTTAAATATATTAGCTATGCTTGTTTTTCCCATAACTTTAGCTCTTTGCTCGCCGACAGTTAATATTTGTATTTTTCTAGCAAAAGGTTTTGAGATTCTTTTTACTTTATTTACTGTAGCAGTAGCGTCTTTCATGGTTTTAAACTTGATACTCACTGTATCTTTTGGGTTTTCATCCGTGTAAAGCCTTCTGCCCGATCCTTTAGGTTTTTTACCTGTACCTACCCTTGGATCTTTTTTCTTTTTCATCAAGCGCTCGGCACTCTTGTTTTCTTACGTTTGCTTTGCATCATAGCTCCACAACCTCTGCCTTGTACCATTTTTACAGCACCACCAGCTTGCATGAAACCCATCTTGTTTCTAACTTTTTTTGGTAGTTTTGGTAAACCTTTGTTGTCAGCTGGGATTGGTTTTAAGTTCATTTCACCGCCAGCTGCTTTTTTCTTAGCACCTTTGTATTTACCACCCATTTTTTTGTATTCTGAAACCATATAAGCATTTGCATAAGCCGACGGATATACGTCAAACTTTGCCTTTGCTTTAGCCTTAGCTCTTGCATAAATAGATGGATTTGCTACGTTAGCTGGTGTTTTGGATTTAGCACCACCACCTTTTTTCATTTTAATAGACTCAAGGGTTTTAGCTTGACTTGCATGAGTTTTACTAGCCTTTTTCAAACCCTTAATAACTTTGTTTAATTTCTTTTTTGCCATATTACCATTTCACCTTGTCAGCCCAATATGCTGCCGACATTTTTCCTTTTTTAATATTTTTAGCATGTCTAGCTTTAAATGATTTTCTTTTCATTTTTGTTTTGCGGGACTCGCCTGCTTTTGGTTTGCCAGCTGTTTTAGCTCCTTGCTGTCCAAACCTAATTGTTTTTATTTTGTCACCTTGTTTAGCAACTACAACATGCGATTTAGTCGGATGTTTTGGAGTTCTTTTTGGTTTATTAAAACCACTTACTCCAGCTCTTGCTAATCTTGGATCTTTTTTTCTTTTTACTGCCATATAAAAAAAAGGCGGCCGTAAGACCGCCTAAATATTTACGAGTAGTTCTTAGTTAAAACCAAGATAATCGAATAAGCATCGCCATTACTGTGTGCAACAGTAGTGAAGTCTATATCACCCGTCACCCCGGAACCTGCATTGTTCGGAATACCAGTAAATAAATCATAGTATTCGTCACCTGTGCTATCCGCAGGTAATGGTATCGCTAATACATTGGTACTAGCGTCAAACTCAATGTCAACGCCCATGCCTCTACAGGCCCAATATATTCTTGATATAGATACAGAACTGCAAGATCTTCCTCTGCTGTCTTTGCTTAAAGCAGAAACATCAACTTTTTTTACGGAAGCCTCGCCGGTGCCATCGCTTTCGTTGGTAAATTTCAGTATTGCTGTTTTTTCACCATCTTGGATAGTCTGACTTGTTACTGTATCAGCCATTATCTACTCCTTACAGCTCAGTTACAGCTGTACGTTCTTTATGTGCACCAATGTAATCTACGCTTAAGGTTTTTGCAGCAGCAGCGCCATTTTGAATACCGAAAGAAACTGTTAGTTCTTCGTTATCTGGAGCATTTGTGCTAACTACTGTGCCAGCTAATACATTGTTTTGATACACATGAAACTTTTGATCTTTAGGATCATAAACAAAACCTAAAGTCATAAAAGTGTCATCTGCCAACGAATTAGGCAAAGTCAATGTAGATTGTGTGCTATCTTTTTCAACGATAAAGCTGATAGTTGCAGCTCCATCTGATTTCAAAAAGAAGATACCATCTGTTACATCTAATGGTGTAGTATCAGTAAGCTGTAAACCAGCAACAATATCAGATTGTGTTGCATCGTTAGTTTTAAATCTAACGTGAAACGCTAACTGTTTGCCGCTTTCATACTTAAAGCCTTCTTTTACCAACTGAAAAAAGTCATGGTCGTTATCGCCAGCAGCATTTGTTACTAACAAAATACCACCATCGCCATCGGTCAAAGCCTCTGTCGCGGATCCTGTGCCATCCTCAGTTGTTGTAATTGTCCAATCGGACGCTAAATAAGTATCAAAATCATTAAAGTATGTATGATACTTGTGTGGTGCGGGTGCTTTTAATTTACCTAATGTTCCGTCAGAAGAAACATTGGTAACACCCGAAGTAAAGTGTGTAGTCATAATCAGCCTCCTATAAATTAGCCATTGCAAACACCATTGTCTGCAACAATTAGTTCTACATCTTTTATAATACTACTCGTATAGCTTATCTGCAACACAGATAGGTTTAGATGTTTTCATTAAGTTTTTTAAAATGCACTCTAATAAAATATTTTCTTGTAAATGAAACTAAAGTAAAAACTATTGTTTGAAAAACTGCTGTTGGTATAACGCCAAAACCAATCCATCTACAAATTGAAATTACAGCTAAAGCTACAGGAAAAGCCATAACAAAACCAACGCCCACATCTAATAGTGCTTCTTTAAATGCTAATTTGTCAAATTTAGGTTTGCTCATTATACAAATATACATTTATTTACAAACTTTTACAAATTAACATAAAAAAAGGGCCCTATTTGGACCCTTTTAATTGTAATACTGAGTAATAAAGTGTATTACGACTTCAAATTATGCACCTTGAGATCCATAGATACCTCTCCAGTCGGAGAAGCCAAATGAATATCTTTCTCTTGCTTTATATCTAATGTTGCCTGTAGAGAAGTCTGGTTCCATAGATGTTTCCATTGGAGATCTTTGGAACATTTTTAGACCTTCGCCCATGCTGTTTACAGATGTAAGAACAAAGAAAGCATCTGGATCAGATAGATAATGGTTTACAACGTAACCACCAGGTAAAACACCTGTGTTTC